CTTGCGTCTCGTCCTCTCTCTTTGATTTTTCACTTGTCGTGGGTCTTTCTCTGAGGTTAGTTGGGCTGAGGATTACGCTTTCCGGAGGATTACGATTCCTCTGGGGTTCAAAACCACCATCCCAACCAATTCATCCATAACCCAGCCCTTGTGGAACTGCTCCACCTGGTTGTTCTCCTCGACATCGAGGGAATACATCACCGGGAACACACCCAGGAAGGTGGGCTCCGGTGTCAGGTAGACGGTGCCACGCGGGATGATGATGGATTTGCCGATCTGGAACTCACCGAACTGGACGATCTTCTCGCCAGCAACGACGGAGTCCTTGAAGGCCCAACCGGTGGTGTTGATGTCCCAGCGATACAGGTCGCGGTACTCCTGCGGGTTGCACAGCAGCCGCGAGCTGTCCAGCATGCGCTGGTCGGTGAAGGTGACCGCCGTGTACAGGTCCGACGGCATCAGCGTCGTGCCTGCGATGGTGATCTCGTTGGGCAAAGAACCCGACCCGGGAGTAGCGGTCGTGTCCACCAGGCGGTAGTTAGCCGCTGCGACTTCCAGCAAAGTCACCATGCGGGAGTCTTCCTGCCGCATAATGGCCTGCTTGGTCATGTCCTGGGTGTACTCAACGATGTTGGACCGGAGGTAGTACAGGTCCTCTTTCTTGATCTTCGGGAACGAGGCGATGCGGAATAACTGCACCTCAACGCGCTTGCCCTCGAAGGGGGTGATTTTGATTTCACCCTCGTCGCCGTGCATCATGTACGCCTGGCCGAGGTCGTCCAGCACGTCGTACTGGATCGGCACGCCCGGGGTCAAGGTGTCTTCCAGCAAAACATTGCGGAGGATACCTTGGTAGCGCAGCTGCAGCTGGATCGGGCCGATCATCGACTGACCGAGCCTCATCATGCCGCTTGCACGGTCGCCCAGGATGTGGGCGAGTTTGGCTTGCTTCTGACGGTGGGAGAGCTTCTGCCCGCCCATTTTGTCCATCACGCGCTGGATGTCGGCGACGTAGTCCTCCGAGTTGCGCGCGGTGCGCTGAAGGCCGGAGCCAAACGCCTGCGGAATTGTTGCCGTTGACATTTTGTTCAGCTCCTTTCTTAGTTAGCGCCCAGAGCCGGAGTGCCCGAACCAGTCGCGTTAGCGAAGCTGAAGCGGTTCATCCGGACGAGGATCTTGTCGGTGGCCTCCACGTCGACCAGCTCAGCGATGGCGTTGCCTTCGTTGACGCCGGTCGGCGTGAGGAGACCCGTGGAAGTGGCCGTGAGCAGCTGGTAGCCGCCGTCGGTCACGTTGGCCGAGGTCCAGTTCGCGGTCTGGTCGAAACCAGGCGCGAGGATCTCGAACACGGCCTGCTCGCCACCCACCCATACGGTGAAGAGGTTGGTGCCGGTTGCGGTAACTTCATCGACACCCAGCTGCGGCGCCACGAAGAACGCCGACAGGCCGAAGGGCTTCTGGTTGCCCGTACCGGTGAAGGGGGTGAAGATTTCCTTGGTCAGACGGCACATCACGGTGCCCGGGTAGATGTCGAACGAACGGTTCCAGTTGGGGTCCAGGAAGCCCGGGTAGGTGGTGGCTTGGTGCTGCGCGAAGATCGGACGGATCGTGCGCTTCAGCGCGGGGTTGGAAATCGGTGGCCGAAACATGTTCGCCTCCTTTCAAAAATGTGTGGGGGTCGGCTCTACTTGAGGAAGAGAGCCGAGTCGTCAGCAGAGGTGGCTGCCTCGCGCTGGGTGCCAGCGGAAAGCTGACGGCCACCCAGGCCTTGAGGCAAGCCGCGCGAGGCGCTGCGGTTGAGTCCCGCTTGACGCTTCAGTGCGGCGAAGCGCGTCTGGTTGACCGCGTTGACGGCATCCAAAACACTGATGCGGTCTGCGATGGTGCCGTGACGCATGGTCATGGCCAGCCCGGCGATCTTCCACTTCTCTTCGGGAGTGGCTTCGCCCAGACCGGCGCGGATGTAGGCCTCTGCATAACGAACCGCAAGAATGCCGTCGGCTTTCCGGTTGGAGTCCTTCTTCACCGAGGAATCACCCTCACCCGGTGCCCAGATCTGCGTGTCCACGCTGAGTTCTGGGTCGGCCAAACCGTCTCCGGCGTTGTTGCCGAAGTCCTTCAGGTCGAACTGCGAGGACTGCGCCTCGGCGTCCGTGGTGTCGCGCACCGGGGCCTCGACATCGATGCGATCCTGCGGCGCTGCAACTTCCAGCGACTCGTCGGCGCGACGTTTCATGGCTGACCTCCGGTTAGCTCCTTCATTTTTTTGGGCCTCTCGCAGCACAAAACCCATGTAGGGGAAGAGCGCGTTGGGAGAAAGCCCGGC